TTATGGACGCATTATGGACATTCCTGACACCGGGTTAAGAGTCACAGCATCTTGTAAGAAATCCGGTGCAAAGTGTGCGTAGGTCATAGTTTGCTGAATGTTAGAATGACCCAGGATGCGCTGCAATGTGATTATGTTACCTCCATTCATTATAAAATGTGTGGCAAATGTATGCCTCAAAACATGTACTGCTTGTCCGTCAGGTAAATCGGGTTTTACTTCCCGGAGAGCGTTACGCACTTTGTAGTAACTGGCATTAAAAAGCCTGCCTGAATTTTTGGTCTTGATCCGTTTAATCAGGTCCTGCGAAACGGGAATTGTCCTGCGCTTTCCGTTTTTAGTTTTCATAAACGTAACCATCTGGTTAATGATGTGTTCAGCTTTTAAATTAGACACTTCACTCCAGCGTCCACCAGTAGAAAGGCAGACCAGAGTCGCATTTAATTCATCACCATCAAGCATGGATAACAGTCGCGTAATCTCTTCACTGGACAAAAAAGCCATTTCTGTAACAGCTTCACGTAACCGCTTAACCTCACGGAACGGGTTGTGAGAGTGGTATTCACCGGCGTCAATTAACTTGGTGAACATCCCGCTCATTATTGCCAGATGCCGATTTACGCTGGCTGGTTTTAGACCATCGTTCATCATTACAACGCGATAATCAGTTATCGTTTTCTTTGTTAGCTGGTCAGCTCTGGACACTCCCATTTCTGCAAATTTGGCGATTATTGTCGTTAAACGCCCCCGTTCAATATCTCCACGCTCATGTGATTTTCCGTGATATATCCACCATCTGCCTAACAACTCTGTAAGAGTTCGGCGGTCGGCTGGTTTCTCCAGCCACTCTTTGTTGTGGTAGTTAACCAGTACATGACGTTCGAATGCTTGAGCTTCACCTTTAGTTTTAAATTTCCGCCTGATACGTTTTCCATCTGCACCCTGCGGTCTGACGTCCACTTCATAACGACCATCATCGAGCTTTTTAATAGACATAAAGCCCTCCGATGACGCTGTTTACTTCTACTACTTGAAAATTAATGCAATTTTCTTTCGTACATTTACTACACACATATGCTGAATAAATCGTCAGCCAGTTTTCTGGTCTGAGTGGTGCAAGGTTGTTGAGTCTTGCCCAATGTGTGCGAGAGCCGGGGCTATTTGTCCAGCTGCTGGATCTGTTTCATCAAACATGAACCAGTCACGATACTTGCGAAAGCGTGGATGCTTAAACAGCTTCATACCTGCTTCCATAGGCATTTTTGATTTTCCTGATTCATATCCATGATATGTGTAGTAATTAATTCCAATTAATTCAGCAAGTTCCTTAGTTTTAAGGCGTTCGGATTCACGGATGAGCTTTAGTTTTTCACTTTGTTCACTTGACATAATTTTGCTAATCTCCAATTATATTGTTACTTGGCAATTTGTGATTCACTCAAAAAGGCTCTAGATGGCTCCAGTTGGTGAATCGCAAATCTTATGGAGGATAGCAAAGTGACGACAAATGTAGAAATTTCTTGTCCAACTAGCGATGAGGCAAGTTTCGAAAATGAAGCCAAACGTAAAAGCATTCAGATTTCAGAGCGCCCATCTGATTTGCTGTCGAAAGAAGGTTTTGCTCTTTACATCGGTAAGACACCACGCGCGGTGGCTGAAATGGCTAAAGCAGGAAAGCTGCCAGCCTTCTACATGACAGACCCATTAAAACCAAGAGGGAAAGCTGAATTATGGATTAATCGCCGTGAGTGGGACAAGTACGCAGCCCAACTGGTTGATGAAGCTCCGACAGAATGGCATGACTGGAAAAATCGCATTAGTTACAGCAAATCAAGACATGGCCGTGCGGCTTAAGGTGGAAAGGATGAACGAGCCTCGTTGTATTGCTCAGTTATTGCGTAACGAAAGCCCCAGGGCGATTGACTTTACCATCACCCACGGGAAGGGACGCAAGGGAATCATTATCCGCACCAAAAAACAGAGTCCGTTAAAGAAGGCTCTGACCTTTCTGAAAAGCCGGAGGGTCTGGAAATGACAGTGATGACGCTCAATCTCGTTGAAAAACAGCCAGCAACTATGCGCCGGATAATTGGTAAGCATCTGGCCGTCCCTCGCTGGCAGGAGACATGCGATTATTATAATCAGATGATGGAACGCGAACGGCTAACGGTTTGCTTTCATGCGCAGTTAAAACAGCGTCACGCAACGATGCGTTTTGAAGAAATGAACGACGTCGAACGTGAACGACTGGTATGTGCAATTGATGAATTGCGCGGGGCATTCTCAAAACGCCGTCAGCTTGGCGCAAGTGAGTATGCATATATTAGTTTTTTAACAGTCAGTCAGCGTCGCACTTTATTTATGCACGCACGACTGACAGAAAAAGAATTTAACCAGCCATACTGGCGAATTAATGAAGAGTCATGTTACTGGCGTGATGCTTTATTCCGTGCATTACGTGAATTATTCAGCCTGTTTGAGTATGCACCGACAATTCTGACGTCGGTAAAACCAGAGCAATATCTGCATTAAGTAATTAACCAGAGTTTTTAACGCACTTAATTGTGCGGGGCTTCTTTTTGCCTGGAGAAAGTCATGCATACAGTTTCTGAAAATCAGTGCGGTAAATACGCATTACTGCTGCAACAGGCCAGAACCGAAGCACAGGCCGACGCGGCGACGCGCTTTTCTTCTCATCTTGACGCCATGATTCGCCACATCACAAAGGCGGAGTTATCCCGCGTGGAGATAGTCGAGCTGCTCAGTCAGGAGTCGGAAAAATTTCACAATATCGGATTGTCTCGCGGGGAGGTACTTTGATGTCCTGTTCTCATTCAGTTGTATTACTGAATAACGCCTTAAAAATCGCCGTTATGAAAAATGGCGATTTGTCTCTTATTCAACTTTGTCTTGATAAAGAAAAACGCGACATCACTGAATCTGTTATCGCGATTTATCAGAATGAATTAAACCTCCTGTCTGATGTGGTCAATTTACTTGTTAAACGCGCTGTATTCCACAAGCAAATTTCCTCAGTGGATGAACTGACAAAATTAACGACAGAACTTGCCAGTTATTGCGCTGATGTATCCAGGAAACTTAACGATAAAAGGAGCTGATAATGCCGGACAACGTAGATTTTATTCAGGAACAACAGGCTGAATTACTGGAGCGCCAGATTAACGCGGCAAGGGTAAAACATTGCGGTGCTTCTGCGCTGGTTTGCGAAGAGTGTGACGCGCCAATACCTGCTGCCCGTCGTGCGGCTTATCCGTCAGCCACGCGTTGTGTTTCCTGTCAGTCAGTCTTTGAAGCAAAAAACAAACATTACCGGAGAACGGCATGAGTATTCGTATTGAAATTGGCGAACGTTATGTCGTTACCAGTGACAGCTTCCAGTTTATTCTCCACGAGAAAAAGAGAGCGGAAAGCGGTAAAAACGCCGGTCAGGAATGGCTGGCGGTGGTTGGTTATTACCCGAAATTAAGCCAGCTTGTTTCCGGCCTGATGCATCACGATATTCTGACCGGAAGCGCAAAGTCTTTTGCTGATTTAAACGCGCAGGTTGAGCAACTCAGCAGGCGTTGTTCAGAGGCTTTTGGCTCATATGGCCGTTAAAGCCTCCGGGCGTTTTGTCCCTCCGTCAGCATTTGCTGCAGGCACCGGTAAGGCGTTTACCGGTGCTTATGCATGGAACGCGCCACGCGAGGCCGTCGGGCGCGAAAGACCCCTTACACGTGACGAGATGCGTCAGGTGCAAGGTGTTTTATCCACGATTAACCGCCTGCCTTACTTTTTGCGCTCGCTGTTTACTTCACGCTATGACTACATCCGGCGCAATAAAAGCCCGGTGCACGGGTTTTATTTCCTCACATCCACTTTTCAGCGTCGTTTATGGCCGCGCATTGAGCGCGTGAATCAGCGCCATGAAATGAACACCGACGCGTCGTTGCTGTTTCTGGCAGAGCGTGACCATTATGCGCGTCTGCCGGGGATGAATGATAAGGAGCTGAAAAAGTTTGCCGCCCGTATCTCATCGCAGCTTTTCATGATGTATGAGGAACTCTGCGATGCCTGGGTGGATGCGCATGGCGAAAAAGAATCGCTGTTTACGGATGAGGCGCAGGCTCACCTCTATGGTCATGTTGCTGGCGCTGCACGTGCTTTCAATATTTCCCCGCTCTACTGGAAAAAATACCGTAAAGGACAGATGACCACGAGGCAGGCATATTCTGCCATTGCCCGCCTGTTTAACGATGAGTGGTGGATTAGTCAGCTTAAAGGCCAGCGTATGCGCTGGCATGAGGCGTTACTGATTGCTGTCGGGGAGGTCAATAAAGACCGTTCACCTTATGCCAGTAAACATGCCATTCGTGATGTGCGTGCACGCCGCCAGGCAAATCTGGAATTTCTTAAATCGTGTGACCTTGAAAACAGGGAAACCGGCGAACGCATCGACCTTATCAGTAAGGTGATGGGCAGTATTTCTAATCCTGAAATTCGCCGGATGGAGCTGATGAACACCATTGCCGGTATTGAGCGTTACGCCGCCGCAGAGGGTGATGTGGGGATGTTTATCACGCTTACCGCGCCGTCAAAGTATCACCCGACACGTCAGGTCGGAAAAGGCGAAAGTAAAACCGTCCAGCTAAATCACGGCTGGAACGATGAGGCATTTAATCCAAAGGATGCGCAGCGTTATCTCTGCCATATCTGGAGCCTGATGCGCACGGCATTCAAGGATAATGATTTACAGGTCTACGGTTTGCGTGTCGTCGAGCCACACCACGACGGAACGCCGCACTGGCATATGATGCTTTTTTGTAATCCACGCCAGCGTAACCAGATTATCGAAATCATGCGTCGCTATGCGCTCAAAGAGGATGGCGACGAAAGAGGAGCCGCGCGAAACCGTTTTCAGGCAAAACATCTTAACCGGGGCGGTGCTGCGGGGTATATCGCAAAATACATCTCAAAAAACATCGATGGCTATGCACTGGATGGTCAGCTCGATAATGATACCGGCAGGCCGCTGAAAGATACTGCTGCGGCTGTTACCGCATGGGCGTCAACGTGGCGAATTCCGCAATTTAAAACGGTTGGCCTGCCGACAATGGGGGCTTACCGTGAACTACGCAAATTGCCTCGCGGCGTCAGTATTGCTGATGAGTTTGACGAACGCGTCGAGGCTGCTCGCGCTGCCGCAGACAGTGGTGATTTTGCGTTGTATATCAGCGCGCAGGGTGGGGCAAATGTCCCGCGCGATTGTCAGACTGTCAGGGTTGCCCGTAGCCCGTCGGATGACGTTAACGAGTACGAGGAAGAAGTCGAGAGAGTGGTCGGCATTTACGCGCCGCATCTCGGCGCGCGTCATATTCATATCACCAGAACGACGGACTGGCGCATTGTGCCGAAAGTTCCGGTCGTTGAGCCTTTGACTTTAAAAAGCGGCATCGCCGCGCCTCGGAGTCCTGTCAATAACTGTGGAAAGCTCACCGGTGGTGATATTTCGTTACCGGCTCCCACACCTTCTGAGCACGCCTCAGCAGTGCTTAATCTGGTTGATGACGGTGTTATCGAATGGAATGACCCGGAGGTCGTGAGGGCGCTCAGGGGCGCATTAAAACACGGCCTGAGAACATCAAATCGTCAGCAAAGAAACGGAAGCCCGTTAAAACCGCATGAAATTGCACCATCTGCCAGACTGACCAGGTCTGAACGATTGCAAATCATCCCTATCCGCGTTGACCTTGCTCAGAACGGTATCAGACCGCAGCGATGGGAGCTTGAGGCGCTGACGCGAGGTGCAACGGTGATATATGGCGAGAAAAAATTCAGTTATGCGGTCGCTGATGAGTGGCCGGGGTATTCAACAGAAACGGAGTGGAGCTAATGACAACAAGTTAATTCAGATAGGCAGTTATCTGGTTAGCACTGGCACTGGCCCTCCTTATTCACCAAGAGATAAAGCTGGCGGTATTATTTTCTTTATTGATGAAAGTCAGGATAATAAGGGCGGTCGTAATTCTTAGTATATAGAGTCACTACTCTGTCATAAAAGTAGCGATGATTTCTGAACAAGTGATGGATAACACTGGTGTGAAATGGCTTGGTCCTGATGATATACACAACGGGGTTGAGAAGCAAGCTGTGTAGGAGTCAAAAAATATTCTGATGTTTTTTATTATTGAGCGTAAACATTATTGTGGGTTTGAATAAAAGGAAAAACATCTTTTAGTATTATGGGGATGCGGGGGGTTGTTTTGAAAGGAACAGACAAAAACGGATGTTCTTGCCTGTTCGTATACTGATTAGATATGGGGCCTTGTTTTGATGTTCTATCTATTTCTGCTTATAGTCAGTAAGTTCTCAACTGACAGGCTATTGTCTGAATGTTTAATAATATCCCCATGGTAAAACTCAGAAGCTTTAGTGCTGTTTAATATCCAGTCAATAATTTTTTTTACTGATTCTTCTTTGGTTTTATGATCTTTCTTTAGAATTTTATATAGTTCTTTGCCAGCATTTGTTAACTTCCATACCAGAATTTTAGGGTCGTCAGTTATTTTGCCTGCATCGATAAAGTAATACTTATCAGAACTGCTGATGTAGAATACTTTTGGTATGGTGGCTCCACTGAGAACAAAATGTTGTGTATCCCATGTCTCGGAGAAATACATTCCAGGAGTAAAAGTAACTATTAATCCTGCATCTCTCAATTTATGACCTTTTTCTGGTGAGATGAATGGATTCTTGGTATCTCCATTATCAATCAAATAAGAATCGTAAAATATAAAGTCAAGTACCTCTGAGAAATATTCAGCCTCTTCTTTTGATAGGTTTTTTATTACATCAAGGGTTCTTACGCTTACAGTTTGAGGTGTGTTTATTTCTTCCGCTAGAATTCGCCCCCAAACGTACTGGATAGACTGTTCACTGATTAGTTTCGCATCGCTTCGCCATCTGTTAATAAAGTCTTGGGATGGACCACCATCGTTATCAGTATCATCTTTAATGTATTCTGAGGCGCTTCTGATGCAGCCTATAAGATTTTTAATTTCCTCATCCTGCAATGCACTAACAATTAATGACTTAATGTCTTGGTTAGAAGGTGTTATTTGGTTCCTCTCATTATCATATGTTGCTTCTCCAGATATGATCTTTTTCATATCTGCATAATCTTGAGCGTTCGATAGCCTAATCCTTCTCTCGGCCTCTGCGTGTTTTTTTCCGAAGAGAATATTGAATATATACTTAACACCCTTTGGCGATGAATTTAATATCTCAGTGAAGTCTGCCTTTATATTTATGCTTGGTTCCATTGGTGTGTTTTCTTTTGACATTATTCTATTCGCTCCAAGTCGATAAATTGTTTAATTATGAACTATGTATCTGCGTGAATTTATGTGTGGAGTTGGCATTTCTGGCCAAATCTAACAGTTTTTGATTTATTGTTGTGGTGATGTTATCTCCTGATCTTTGCTGCAATTAAGCTGGTAGTGTTGATATTTGTTAATTTGTAATTGATAGATGGTTGTAATTTTTTGTATTACGTTGAAAAGATTTTTGGAAGTCGGTTGTCTAAAAAATGCATTCGCATATTTTTCTCCTTTGTGTGCCTTTAACCATACTACGTAATTGATTAAATGCTTATCACGAAAATTGGTAAGATAGAACTCAGCCAGGTTGTTAAAGACCGATAATGTCGCATTATAATGTACCAATAAAAGGATCAATATCAATATGTTATCTCTCGTTTATGAGAATCCGTGGACAACGGTTTTTTTGCTGATTGTTGCCACTTGTTGCCTTACCAGTATTATTGGCGCATTGCGCGACAAGTAACCACAATGAAGCTGACTCAAACCGGTAACCTGAATGCCGGTTTTTTATGCGTTTTTACCGTATTTTCTGACATTTTTAGCCCTGCATGCATTACTGCATTGAATCGCATGCGTTTTCCTTTCTCGTCACGTGTGAGAGCCGCCAGTGCTGGCACGCCTCCGGCGTGTTCATGCAACTGCATTAAAACCGCCCCATGTAGCGGGCGGGCGAGGCGGGGAAAGCACTGCGCGCTAAACGATGTCGCTGGCTTGCAGTTACCCGGTTGAAATTCTTATTTTTTTGTTGCATTATTCTTAGCGCACCAGCGATTCGCTTGGTATGCGGCAGTCAACAACATTAAATTGTCAGTTTTTGCTTTTACAAAAAAGCGTCCACTATGGACCTATCAGCGAGGCCCCACCGTCGTCAACTACGATGGTGCCGTAGCCGACGACATTACGTACGGTCGAAAGATAGCAGAGGCTGTTGCTGACAATTGTTGATGTAAGCATCTCTGCTGTTCCACCCTTGAGTATGGGAAGACCGTACGTAACTTTGAATTTGAATGGTATGTTTATGGATAAATTTAAACCATACAGCAAATCCAATGCTCCTATCACAACACTTGAAAAGTTGTCAAAGGCTTTATCGATTTCTGTTGAAGAGCTTAAAGCTATTGCAGAATTATCATTAGATGAGAAATATACTCTAAAAGAAATTCCCAAAATTGACGGAAGCAAACGGATTGTCTACTCCCTGCATCCTAAAATGAGATTATTACAGAGTAGAATTAATAAACGTATCTTTAAGGAATTGGTTGTTTTTCCTTCATTTTTGTTTGGTTCAGTTCCCAGTAAAAATGATGTTTTAAATTCTAATGTCAAACGTGACTATGTTTCATGTGCAAAGGCTCATTGTGGAGCAAAAACAGTTCTCAAGGTGGATATAAGTAATTTTTTCGATAATATCCATAGAGATCTGGTTAGGAGCGTGTTTGAGGAGATATTGCATATTAAGGATGAGGCTCTTGAATACTTGGTGGATATATGTACTAAGGATGATTTTGTCGTACAGGGGGCCTTAACATCAAGCTATATAGCAACTTTGTGTTTATTCGCTGTTGAAGGGGATGTGGTAAGACGTGCGCAGAGGAAAGGACTTGTTTATACGCGTTTGGTAGATGATATTACCGTGTCATCTAAAATAAGTAATTATGATTTTTCTCAAATGCAAAGCCATATAGAGAGGATGCTTTCTGAGCATGACTTGCCGATAAATAAGCACAAAACTAAAATATTTCACTGTTCATCTGAACCTATAAAAGTACATGGTTTAAGAGTTGACTATGACTCACCTCGACTACCATCCGATGAAGTCAAAAGAATCAGGGCATCTATACATAATTTGAAATTACTGGCGGCAAAAAATAACACAAAAACAAGTGTTGCATACAGAAAAGAATTCAATAGATGTATGGGGAGAGTGAATAAGCTTGGCCGTGTTGGGCATGAAAAATATGAATCATTCAAGAAACAGTTGCAGGCAATAAAACCGATGCCATCTAAAAGAGATGTTGCTGTGATTGATGCAGCTATAAAAAGTTTAGAGTTGTCGTATTCGAAAGGTAATCAAAATAAACATTGGTATAAAAGAAAATATGATTTGACGAGATATAAGATGATTATTCTTACTCGCTCTGAATCATTTAAAGAAAAACTGGAGTGTTTTAAATCTAGATTGGCATCTTTAAAACCATTATGAATGCAAATATTAGACTTCTCAAATATATTGTCGGTGTGTCGTCAGCTCTTTTTTTGATTTTTTCGCTAATTTCTCTTTTTGAAACTATTCAGAATGAAAAGCTATATGAGCGTGATATATGCTTCGATAGCCAGTGCTTAAAATTTTTTGCGGAAAAAACATCTGGTATAGTAATGTATTTTCAGGCGTTTGGATGGCTTATAACAACTTTTGTTACCGTTTTTGGTGTTATGATTGCTTTGATGACATATAACGCTGGAGTTAAAAATAATAATAATAGTAATTACACTAGTCATCTGACGATGTTTAGAGAATTTGCAAGTGCTGAGTTAACTAAAAGAAGTAGCATCTATCCAGAGAAAGTTAATTTTTTTAGATGGTATAGGGTTATGTTCCCTGAAGCGCAAGGCGGTGATATATCTGTTTCGAGAGATTATCTAGAAATAATATCTAGAATCAAATGTGTTATTGAGGAAGCCAATGCACATATTACAGAGGAAAATAAAGACTATAAATATAAAACTCATCAGAGAAAAATGATGGCTGTTTTGGATGAAATCGGTATATCGATTAGTAATGGGCCCAAAAATATTTTTATTGAGGTTGAGAGTCAAATTTTGGATTATATCGATACTATTAATTTGTCATTTTGTCACTCCTCATCAGTGATAGAATTAAGTAGAGTAAAAAGGAAGTATATATAGTTAAGTTGGCGGGATTGCATTCCGCCAACTTTATATATTTACTTATAAGTTATAATCAAGGAATTTTATGACTTCCATATCTAACCATTCATTTATTGACTTTATTCTCTCCTGTAATGGAGTGAGTTCATTGCGGACAAAGACCTTTGCCACTTTTTCAATATCTCCTAGTGACCCGACATTCTCCGGCTTACCGCCCATCAACTGAAAGGGGATGCGGTGTGCGTCCAGGAGATCTGCGGCGCTGACTTTTTTGATATTAAAAAAATCGTCCTTCGTCGCCACTTCACTGAGGGGGATAATTTTAATGCCGTCGGCTTTCCCCTGTGGGGCATAGAGAAACAGGTTTTTAAAGTTGTTGCGGCCTTTCGACTTAACCATGTTTTCGCGAAGCATTTCGATATCGTTGCGGTCCTGCACGGCATCGGTGACGTACATGATGTATCCGGCATGTGCGCCGTTTTCGTAATACTTGCGGCGGAACAGCGTGGCCGACTCATTCAGCCAGGCAGAGTTAAGGGCGCTGAGATATTCCGGCAGACCGTACAGCTCCTGATTAATATCCGGCTCCAGCAGGTGAAACACGGAGCCGGGCGCGAAAGGTGTCGGCTCGTTGAAGGACGGCACCCACCAGTAAACATCCTCCTCCACGCCACGGCGGGTATATTTTGCCGGTGAGGTTTCCAGTCTGATGACCTTACCGGTGGTGCTGTATCGCTTTTCCAGAAACGCATTACCGAACACCAGAAAATCCAGCACAAAGCGGCTGAAATCCTGCTGGGAAAGCCACGGATGCGGGATAAATGTCGAGGCCAGAATATTGCGTTTGACGTAAATCGGCGAGCTGTGATGCACGGCAGCACGCAGGCTTTTTGCCAGACCGGTAAAGCTGACCGGCGGCTCATACCATCTGCCGTTACTGATGCACTCGACGTAATCCAGAATGTCACGGCGGTCGAGTACCGGCACCGGCTCACCAAAGGTGAATGCTTCCATTTTCGGGGCGCTGGCGGTGATTGTTTTTGCCGCAGGTCGCGGTGTTTTCCCTTTTTTCTTGCTCATCAGTAAAACTCCAGAATGGTGGATGTCAGCGGAGTGCTGATACCGGCGGTGAGTGGCTCATTTAACAGGGCGTGCATGGTTGCCCAGGCGAGGTCGGCGTGGCTGGCTTCCTCGCTGCGGCTGGCCTCATAGGTGGCGCTGCGTCCGCTGCTGGTCATGGTCTTGCGGATAGCCATGAACGAGCTGGTGATGTCGGTGGCGCTGACGTCATATTCCAGACAGCCACGGCGGATGACGTCTTTGGCCTTGAGCACCATTGCGGTTTTCATTTCCGGCGTGTAGCGGATATCGCGCGCGGCGGGATAGAACGAGCGCACGAGCTGGAACACGCCGACACCGAGGCCGGTGGCATCAATACCGATGTATTCGACGTTGTATTTTTCGGTGAGTTTGCGGATGGACTCCGCCTGGGTGGCAAAGTCCATGCCTTTCCACTGGTGACGCTCAAGTATTCTGAATTTGCCACCGGCCACCACCGGCGGTGCCAGCACCACGCATCCGGCGCTGTCGCCACGGTGTGACGGGTCGTAACCAATCCATACCGGGCGGGAGCCGAACGGATTTGCGGCAAACGGCGCGTAGTCTTCCCATTCTTCCAGCGTGTCGACCATGCAGCGTTGCAGCTCCTCGAACGGGAACACCGATGCCTTGTCGTCAACAAATTCACACATGAACAGGTTTTTAAAATCGTCGGCGCTGTTTTCGCGTTTGAGCTGCTCAATGTCGAACAATGTGCAGCCGCCTTTCAGGGCGTCCTCAATGGTGACAATCTGCCGCCACTGGCCGTCCGCACAGAGAAGACCACCGGCAAGGGCGTTATGACTGACGTCGATTTCCACACGTTCGGCGGCGCTGGCGCGTCCCCGGTTGAACAGTTCACCCGACCAGAACGGGTAGGCGTCGTGCGCCAGTGTGGACGGGGTGGAGAAATAGGTCGAGCGCAGGTGACTCTGTGAGGCCATACCTGATGCCACCTTACGCAGTACCTGAAAATTCGGGATCCAGAAAATCTCGTCGACGTACAGGTCGCCGTTATGGCTCTGTGCGGTGTTGGAGTTGGTGCCGAGAAAAATCAGTTTTGCGCCGTTATTGCCCAGGACAATCGGGTCACCGGTCAGGTCAACGTCAACCAGCCGGGCAAAGGCGATGATGTATTCGCGGAACACATACGCCTGCGTTTTACTGGCCGACAGAAAAATCTGGTTATGACCGGTTTTCAGGGCGCGCAGCAGCGCCTCGCGGGAAAAATAAAACGTCGCGCCAATCTGGCGGGATTTCAGGATATCGCGGATGCGGTGCTCAAGCCCGGCGCGATACCAGTGCAACTGATATTCGAAAGACTGCTCAAAGAAAATCTGCTCCAGCTTTTCGATGGCCTCGTCACTGAAAAAATTCTTTTTCGGTTTGCGCCGCCCGCCTTTGTTGCGGTTAGCGACGTTCGGATTAAGGTCTGCCTCGTTGCCGGTCTGACTGTAACGGTTGACCCGTGCCAGTCGTTCAATCTGGCGTCCGAGCAGGTCAATTTCCTTGAAGTCACCGCCGGTTTTCTGCGGTTTGATGATGAGCTGGGTCAGCCGCGCTTCCAGACTCATTTCGACACGGCTGATGGGGGCAACGCTGTCCCAGCCGTCGCGCTGTTTCCAGCTCTGCACCGTCGGGCGTTTCATCTGCAACATGGCGGCAATCTGCGGCACGGAAAATCCCTGCCAGTACAGCAGCGCCGCCTGACGACGCGGGTCGTGTAAAAGAGTGGTGTCTGTGGTGATGGTCATGAATACCTCGCCGTGATGAATACACGGCAAGGCTACTGAGTCGCGCCCCGCGATTCGCTAAGGTGCTGTTGTGTCAGTGATAAGCCATCCGGGACTGATGGCGGAGGATGCGCATCGTCGGGAAACTGATGCCGACATGTGACTCCTCTAATCACTATTCAGGACTCCTGACAATGGCAAAAAAAGTCTCAAAATTCTTTCGTATCGGCGTTGAGGGTGACACCTGTGACGGGCGTGTCATCAGTGCGCAGGATATTCAGGAAATGGCCGAAACCTTTGACCCGCGAGTCTATGGTTGCCGCATTAACCTGGAACATCTGCGCGGCATCCTGCCTGACGGTATTTTTAAGCGTTATGGCGATGTGGTCGAACTGAAGGCCGAAAAGATTGACGATGATTCGGCGCTGAAAGGCAAATGGGCGCTGTTTGCGAAAATCACCCCGACCGATGACCTTATCGCGATGAACAAGGCCGCGCAGAAGGTCTATACCTCAATGGAAATTCAGCCGAACTTTGCCAATACCGGCAAATGTTATCTGGTGGGGCTGGCCGTCACCGATGACCCGGCAAGCCTCGGCACGGAATACCTGGAATTCTGCCGCACGGCAAAACACAACCCCCTGAACCGCTTCAAATTAAGCCCTGAAAACCTGATTTCAGTGGCAACGCCCGTTGAGCTGGAATTTGAAGACCTGCCTGAAACCGTGTTCACCGCCCTGACCGAAAAGGTGAAGTCCATTTTTGGCCGCAAACAGGCCAGCGATGACGCCCGTCTGAATGACGTGCATGAAGCGGTGACCGCTGTTGCTGAACATGTGCAGGAAAAACTGAGCGCCACTGAGCAGCGCCTCGCTGAGATGGAAACCGCTTTTTCCGCACTTAAGCAGGATGTGACTGACAGGGCGGATGAAACCAGCCAGGCATTCACCCGCCTGAAAAACAGTCTCGACCACACCGAAAGTCTGACCCAGCAGCGCCGCAGCAAGGCCACCGGTGGTGGCGGTGACGCCCTGATGACGAACTGCTGACCGGCGTCAGTCAGTCCGGGAAAACCTTCACGATTAACCCTTAATTTCAGGAAAAACTATGCGCCAGGAAACCCGCTTTAAATTTAATGCCTACCTGTCCCGTGTTGCCGAACTGAACGGCATCGACGCCGGTGATGTGTCGAAAAAATTCACCGTTGAACCGTCGGTCACCCAGACCCTGATGAACACCATGCAGGAGTCCTCTGACTTTCTGACCCGCATCAACATTGTGCCGGTCAGCGAAATGAAAGGGGAAAAAATTGGCATCGGTGTCACCGGCTCCATCGCCAGCACCACCGACACCGCCGGTGGCACCGAGCGTCAGCCGAAGGACTTCTCGAAGCTGGCGTCAAACAAGTACGAATGCGACCAGATTAACTTCGATTTTTATATCCGCTACAAAACGCTGGACCTGTGGGCGCGTTATCAGGATTTCCAGCTCCGTGTCCGTAACGCCATTATCAAACGCCAGTCCCTTGATTTAATCATGGCCGGTTTTAACGGCGTGAGGCGTGCCGAAACCTCTGACCGCAACAGTAATCCGATGCTGCAGGATGTGGCGGTCGGCTGGCTGCAGAAATACCGCAATGAAGCCCCGGCGCGTGTGATGAGCAAGGTCACTGACGAGGAAGGTCACACCACCTCTGAGGTCATCCGCGTGGGTAAGGGCGGTGATTATGCCAGCCTTGATGCACTGGTGATGGATGCGACCAACAACCTGATTGAGCCGTGGTATCAGGAAGACCCTGACCTTGTGGTGATTGTGGGGCGTCAGTTACTGGCGGACAAGTATTTCCCCATCGTTAACAAGGAGCAGGACAACAGCGAAATGCTGGCCGCTGACGTCATCATCAGCCAGAAACGCATCGGCAACCTGCCGGCGGTACGCGTCCCGTACTTCCCGGCGGATGCGATGCTCATCACGAAGCTGGAAAACCTGTCCATCTACTACATGGATGACAGCCATCGCCGCGTGATTGAGGAAAACCCGAAACTCGACCGCGTGGAGAACTACGAGTCAATGAACATTGATTACGTGGTGGAAGACTACGCCGCCGGTTGTCTGGTGGAAAAAATCAGGGTCGGTGACTTCTCCACACCGGCTAAGGCGACCGCAGAGCCGGGAGCGTAACCGATGACGAGTCCCGCACAGCGCCACATGATGCGGGTCTCGGCAGCGATGACCGCGCAGCGGGAAGCCGCCCCGCTGCGACATGCAACTGTCTATGAGCAGATGCTGGTTAAGCTCGCCGCAGACCAGCGCACACTGAAAGCGATTTATTCAAAAGAGCTGAAGGCCGCAAAAAAACGCGAACTGCTGCCGTTCTGGTTGCCGTGGGTGAACGGCGTGCTGGAGCAGGGCAAAGGCGCACAGGATGACATTCTGATGACGGTCATGCTGTGGCGTCTGGATACCGGCGATATTGCCGGTGCGCTGGAGATTGCCCGTTATGCCCTGAAGTACGGTCTGACCATGCCGGGTAAACACCGCCGCACCCCGCCGTACATGTTCACCGAGGAGGTGGCGCTCGCGGCCATGCGCGCTCACGCTGCCGGTGAATCCGTGGATATCCGCCTGCTGACGGAAACCCTTGAACTGACTGCCACGGCAGACATGCCTGATGAAGTGCGCGCAAAGCTGCACAAAATCACCGGTCTGTTTCTGCGTGACGCTGGTGATGCCGCCGGTGCGCTGGCGCACCTGCAACGTGCGACACAGCTCGACTGTCAGGCAGGCGTCAAAAAAGAGATTGAACGACTGGAGCGGGAGCTGAAACCGAAGCCGGAGCCGCAACCCAAAGCGGCCACCCGCGCCCCGCGTAAGACCCGGAGCGTGACACCGGCAAAACGTGGACGCCCGAAAAAGAAAGCCAGTTAACAACCGAATGCGCCCCGCGCCAGGGCGGCACGCCGGTCAGTGAGGGTGAATCACCTGACACTGCACCGGCGTCCACCGCCCGACTTTTCTGAGGTAGTCATGATGACGCTGATTATTCCGCGAAAGGAGGCTCCCGTGTCCGGTGAGGGTACGGTGGTCATCCCGCAACCGGCAGGCGACGAGCCGGTGATTAAAAACACGTTCTTTTTTCCCGATATCGACCCGAAGCGCGTCCGGGAACGTATGCGTCTTGAGCAGACCGTCGCCCCCGCCCGTCTGCGTGAGGCCATCAAGTCAGGCATGGCGGAGACGAATGCGGAGCTGTACGAGTACCGCGAACAGAAAATTGCCGCCGGTTTTACGCGTCTGGCGGACGTTCCGGCGGACGACATCGACGGTGAAAGCATCAAAGTTTTTTACTACGAGCGCGCCGTGTGTGCGATGGCGACCGCGTCGCTTTATGAGCGTTATCGCGGCGTGGATGCCAGTGCGAAAGGCGACAAGAAGGCCGACAGCATAGACAGCACCATTGATGAGCTGTGGCGGGATATGCGCTGGGCAGTGGCGCGAATCCAGGACAAGCCGCGCTGCATCGTGAGTCAAATCTGATGAAGACCTTTGCGCTACAGGGCGACACGCTCGACGCCATTTGTGTCCGGTATTACGGGCGCACTGAGGGCGTGGTCGAAGCCGTGCTCGCCGCAAATCCGGGACTGGCTGAACTGGGCGCGGTGCTGCCGCACGGCACCGCCGTCGAACTGCCCGACGTTCAGACCGCGCCCGTGGCTGAAACTGTCAATCTGTGGGAGTAACGCATGACAGCAGAAGAAAAAAGCGTCCTGTCGCTTTTCATGATTGGGGTGCTGATTGTTGTCGGCAAGGTGCTTGCCGGTGGTGAACCCATCACCCCGCGTCTGTTTATCGGGCGCATGTTGCTCGGTGGTTTTGTCTCGATGGTTGCCGGTGTTGTTCTGGTGCAGTTTCCTGACCTGTCACTGCCTGCGGTGTGCGGCATCGGCTCCATGCTGGGTATCGCCGGTTATCAGGTGATTGAGATTGCCATTCAGCGCCGCTTTAAGGGCAGGGGGAAACCGTAATGCCGGTAATTAACACGCATCAGAATATCGCTGCCTTTCTCGACATGCTGGCCGTGTCCGAAGGGACGGCGAATCATCCGCTGACGAAAAACCGTGGCTATGACGTGATAGTCACCGGACTGGACGGGAAGCCGGAAATCTTCACCGACTACAGTGACCACCCGTTCGCACATGGCCGACCGGCGAAGGTGTTTAACCGTCGCGGTGAAAAATCCACGGCCTCCGGTCGCTATCAGCAGCTTTACCTGTTCTGGCCGCATTACCGCAAACAGCTTGCCCTGCCGGATTTCAGTCCGTTGTCACAGGACAGACTTGCCATTCAGTTGATCCGCGAACGCGGTGCACTGGATGACATCCGGGCGGGACGCATTGAGCGCGCCATTTCACGCTGTCGCAATATCTGGGCGTCCCTGCCGGGTGCCGGTTACGGTCAGCGTGAGCATTCACTGGAAAAACTGGTCACCGTCTGGCGTACCGCTGGCGGCGTACCGGCTTAAACGGAGTAAACACCATGAAGAAATTATCCCTTTCACTGATGCTGAACGTGTCGCTGGCGCTGATGTTGGCACTGTCCCTGATTTACCCGCAGAGCGTGGCCGTCAATTTTGTCGCTGCCTGGGCGATTCTGGCGACGGTTATCTGTGTGGTTGCCGGTGGTGTCGGCGTGTATGCCACTGAGTATGTACTGGAACGCTACGGGCGGGAGCTGCCGCCGGAATCGATGGCCGTGAAGATTGTCACGTCGCTGTTTTTGCAGCCGGTGCCGTGGTGCAGACGGGCGGCGGCTCTGGTAGTGATGGTGGCGACGTTTATCTCGCTGGTCGCTGCCGGGTGGATTTTTACCGCGCTGATTTATCTCGTGGCATCGGTGTTCTTCCGGCTGATACGTACGGCCTGCCGTCAGCGTTTTGAGGGGCGGGAACCATGTCAAGGCTGATGATTGTGCTGGTCGTGTTGTTATCGCTGGCGGTGGCGGGGCTGTTTCTGGTGAAACATAAAAATGCCAGCCTGCGCGCCTCGCTGGACAGGGCGAACAACGTCGCCAGCGGGCAGCAGGCGACCATCACCATGCTGAAAAATCAGCTTCATGTTGCCATCACCAGGGCAGACAAAAACGAGCTGGCGCAGGTTGCACTGCGTCAGGAACTGGAAAACGCCGCGAAGCGTGAAGCACAGCGCGAGAAAACCATCACGAGGTTACTCAATGAAAACGAAGATTTTCGCCGCTGGTACGGCGCTGACCTGCCTGATGCTGTGCGCCGGTTGCACCAGCGCCCCGCCTGCACCGACGCCAGTGATTGTCCACAACGCCTGCCCGAAAGTGAGCCTTTGCCCGATGCCGGGCAGTGACCCGGAGACGAACGGCGATTTAAGTGCCGATATCCGGCAGCTTGAGAACGCGCTGGCACGCTGTGCCAGCCAGGTAAAAATGGTTAAACACTGTCAGGACGAAAACGATGCTCAAACCCGACAGCCTGCGCAGGGCGCTGACTGATGCCGTCACGGTGCTGAAAACTAACCCCGATATGCTGCGGATATTCGTGGATGACGGGAGTATTGCCTCCACGCTGGCGGCGTCGCTGTCGTTCGAAAAGCGTTACACGCTCAATGTGATTGTGACCGACTTTACCGGTGATTTTGACCTGCTCATCGTGCCGGTGCTGGCGTGGCTGCGGGAAAATCAGCCCGACATCATGACCACCGACGAAGGCCAGAAAAAGGGCTTCACGTTTTATGCGGACATCAACAATGACAGCAGCTTTGATATCAGCATCAGCCTGATGCTGACCGAGCGCACGCTGGTCAGTGAGGTTGGCGGCGCACTGCATGTGAAAAATATCCCGGAACCTCCGCCGCCGGAGCCGGTCACCCGCCCGATGGAGCTTTATATCAATGGTGAACTGGTGAGCAAGTGGGATGAATGAGTTTAAGCGTTTTGAAGACCGTCTGACCGGACTGATTGAATCACTGTCACCGTCAGGGCGTCGGCGACTGAGCACCGAACTGGCGAAACGTCTGCGGCAGAGTCAGCAGCGCCGGGTGATGGCACAGAAAGCCCTGGACGGTACACCCTACGCGCCACGCCAGCAGCAGCGCGCCAGAAAAAAGACCGGTCGTGTTAAGCGAAAAATGTTTGCGAAACTTATCACCAGTCGTTTTTTGCATATCCGCGCCAGCCCGGAACAGGCATCAATGGAATTTTACGGCGGGAAGTCGCCGAAAATCGCCAGTGTGCATCAGTTCGGTCTGTCGGAAGAAACCCGGAAAGACGGTAAGAAAATTGATTATCCGGCGCGTCCTCTGCTCGGCTTTACCTGTGAGGATGTGCAGATGATTGAAGAGATTATCCTGGCTCACCTTGAGCGTTAGTTTTATCCAGGCAGAGGCTGATGCGCAATTAAACATTGAGCGGCCATGCTGGGCGCTCAATGTTTAGAGGTTTATGAGTGATTTTTATTTGATGCTTTGTATTCTAAAACCTTCTTATTGGCGTAAAAGAATTTTGTATATGACAGGAATATAACCAGACCTGAAGTGAAATAGACGAGGGATAGTATTAATAATGCTTTTTTGTGACTGTTATTATCTTTAATCTCCTGACTTAACCATTCGGAGTCCTCCTCGTTTAGCTGTAAGAGCTTATTGCAGGCGATCTCAGGAAGTGTGTCTTTTATAAATACGTTTTGCAGTCTCTTGCAATCGGCAAGGCTATAAGTTTTATTAAATTCAACTGCTTTATTTTTGAAGGATAAAAGAACTTTGTCACTATAAACATAGTACATCATGTTTTTATATGGTATGCCTATGGCATCCCTTACTATAACGGATTGTTCGTTGTGTATGTAACATGCGAGAAGAATGTAAAAAATACTAGCCAGAATTACAATTATTGTTTTAATTATGTGTGGTGGTTTTGTTATGTCACCCCAGATGCGAGTAAGGAAAAAATACGATGTTTTTAGTTTTCCATCAATCAGTCCCTGCTGTATCATTCTCACATTTTCAATGCCTGATACATTGATTCCGTTAATTATTTTAAATAGTTGAATGTCGCGCCACTCGCGGTCAAGTCTTTTTAATTTTTTGTCTGAATATCCAAAATTGAAATAATGTGCAATAAGCCTCATAAGGTTACTTTTACCAAAGCTAAAAAATGCTAATACTGCAAAGCTACAAAGGAAAAAAACGATTAGCCCCCACACATTAGTCACATTATAGCTGACCATTACGCTCTCCTTGAATGTTGTCTGGTAGTTCTACAAATGAATCCAGATAGCATAACTTTTATATATTGTGCAATCTCACATGCATGAACACTCTCGCAAATATTCAGGAACTCGCGCGCGCACTGCGCAACATGATTCGCACCGGCATTATCGTCGAAACCGACCTTAACGCCGGTCGCTGCCGCGTGCAGACCGGCGGCATGTGCACCGACTGGCTTCAGTGGCTGACCCATCGCGCAGGACGTTCGCGCACATGGTGGGCACCTTCCGTGGGGGAACAGGTGCTGATTCTGGCCGTGGGCGGTGAACTCGACACGGCGTTCGTTCTGCCGGGGATTTATTCCGGCGATAACCCTGCGCCGTCTGCGTCGGCTGATGCCCGGCATATCCGTTTCCCTGACGGGGCGGTGATTGAGTATGAACCCGAAACCAGTGCACTCACGGTAAGCGGAATTAAAACGGCCAGCGTGACGGCTTCTGATTCTGTTACTGCCACGGTACCGGTGGTCACGGTGAAAGCGTCAACCCGTGTAACCCTGGACACACCAGAAGTGGTCTGCACTAACAAACTGACTACCGGCACGCTGGAAGTGCAGAAGGGCGGGACGATGCGCGGCAACATTGAACACACCGGCGGTGAACTCTCATCAAACGGTAAGGTACTGCATACCCATAAACACCCCGGCGACAGCGGCGGCACAACCGGGAGTCCTTTATGACAGCGCGTTATCTCGGAATGAATCGCAGTGATGGCCTGACTGTCACTGACCTTGAGCATATCAGCCAGAGTATCGGCGATATCCTGCGCACACCGGTCGGCTCACGGGTGATGCGTCGTGATTACGGCTCGTTGCTGGCATCAATGATTGACCAGCCGCAGACCCCGGCGCTTGAGTTGCAGATTAAGGTCGCCTGTTACATGGCGGTGCTGAAATGGGAACCCCGCGTCACCCTGTCATCCGTCACCACTGAGCGCAGTTTTGACGGGCGAATGACGGTCACGTTAACCGGCCAGCACAACGACACCGGCCAGCCACTTTCGTTAACCATCCCTGTGAGTTGAAACCATGCCGATTATCGACCTGAACCAGCTACCCGCACCGGATGTGGTCGAGGAGCTGGATTTTGAAAGCATTCTCGCTGAACGCAAGGCGACACTGATTTCCCTTTACCCGGAAGATCAGCAGGAGGCGGTCGCCGGTACCCTGACACTGGAATCCGAGCCTCTCGTCAAACTGCTGGAGGAAAATGCTTATCGTGAGCTTATCTGGCGTCAGCGTGTGAATGAGGCCGCACGGGCGGTGATGCTGGCCTGTGCCGCCGGTAATGACCTTGATGTGATTGGTGCCAATTACAACACCACGCGCCTGACTATCACCCCGGCAGATGATTCGACCATTCCGCCGACACCGGCAGTGATGGAGTCTGACACCGATTATCGTCTGCGTATTCAGCAGGCGTTTGAGGGCTTAAGCGTCGCCGGGTCGGTGGGTGCCTATCAGTATCATGGTCGCAGTGCCGACGGGCGTGTCGCGGATATCTCTGTCACCAGTCCGTCTCCGGCCTGCGTCACCATCTCTGTGCTGTCACGTGAAAATAACGGTGTCGCATCCGAAGACCTGCTGGCCGTGGTGCGTAACGCCCTTAATGGCGAGGACGTCAGGCCGGTGGCCGACCGCGTGACCGTGCAGTCTGCCGCCATTGTTGAATACCAGATAAACGCCACGCTTTACCTTTACCCTGGTCCCGAAAGCGAACCCATCCGCGCTGCCGCCGTGAAAAAACTGGAAGCGTATATCACGGCACAGCACCGGCTGGGGCGTGACATCCGTCTGTCTGCCATTTATGCCGCTTTGCATGTGGAAGGCGTGCAGCGTGTCGAACTGACTGCACCGCTGGCCGACATTGTGCTCAACAGTACGCAGGCGTCTTTCTGTACCGAATATCGCGTCGTGACCGGAGGCTCGGATGAGTGATTCGCGACTGCTGCCGACCGGCTCATCACCGCTTGAAGTTGCTGCCGCAAAAGCCTGTGCGGAAATTGAAAAAACGCCGGTCAGGATTCGTGAACTGTGGAACCCGGATACCTGTCCGGCAAATCTGCTGCCGTGGCTGGCGTGGGCGTTTTCGGTCGACAGGTGGGATGAAAAGTGGCCGGAAGCGACAAAACGCACCGTTATCCGCGATGCCTATTTCATCCACTGTCATAAGGGCACTATAGGTGCAATCCGGCGTGTGGTGGAGCCGCTCGGCTATCTCATCAACGTGACGGAGTGGTGGGAAAACAGTGACCCGCCCGGCACCTTCCGGCTTGATATTGGTGTACTGGAAAGTGGCATCACAGAGGCAATGTATCAGGAAATGGAACGGCTTATTGCTGATGCCAAACCTGCAAGTCGTCATCTTATTGGCCTGAACATTACCCGGGACATTCCCGGCTACCTGTTCGCCGGTGGTATGGCTTACGACGGCGATGTAATTACGGTTTACCCCGGATAAGTGAGGAATAATGAGCACAAAATTCAAAACCGTTATCACCACTGCCGGTGCAGCAAAGCTGGCAGCGGCAACCGCACCGGGAGGGCGGAAGGTCAACATTACCACGATGGCCGTCGGGGATGGCGGTGGTAAATTGCCTGTCCCGGATGCCGGACAGACCGGGCTTATCCGCGAAGTCTGGCGACATGCGCTGAACAAAATCAGCCAGGACAAACGAAACAGTAATTATATTATCGCAGAGCTGGTTATTCCGCCGGAGGTGGGCGGTTTCTGGATGCGTGAGCTTGGCCTGTACGATGATGCGGGAACGCTAATTGCCGTGGCGAACATGGCTGAAAGTTATAAACCCGCTCTTGCCGAAGGCTCAGGGCGTTCGCAGACCTGCCGCATGGTCATCATCGTCAGCAGTGTGGCCTCAGTGGAGCTGACCATTGACACCACAACGGTGATGGCAACGCAGGATTACGTTGATGACAAAATTGCAGAGCATGAACAGTCACGACGTCACCCGGACGCCTCGCTGACCGCAAAAGGTTTTACTCAGTTAAGCAGTGCAACCAACAGCGCGTCTGAAACACTGGCTGCAACGCCGAAAGCGGTAAAGGCCGCGTATGACCTTGCTAACGGGAAA